CTAGATAAGACGGGGCAGCATTGCCGTAATTGCGCTTCACGTGGGTCAGGTAAGGGCCAGTTCATATCAGAGTGCTAAGCAATTACAGGGGTTTGTACGCATCCACCCATTGTCACCCAGCCACCATGCTGCAAACTTGCAGATGCAGCGAGCGCCCGGCGGATGTGATTGTGACGCCCAAGAGGACGGTGGAGGCCCCAAACGGTTTCAGTAAGAAGGCAGGAGATAAGTTCACCATAAACTATTAGGTGGGCACAGACGAGGGGAAGGTCGATGAACAACGATCCGTGGCTTTTGAGTGGGTTGTACAGCCACAAGGCAAGATCGATTTCATCAGGAGTGACTCAGTGAGCATGCAAGTGACTGAGCTATGCGGGGACGAGCGAGTAGAACCTGTCCTAGTACAAGCATGCTAACCAGTAGCTACCACGAGACAGTAGAAACTGGATGCTGTTAAAGCAAAGAAGTGCTAACGAGCCCAAAAGTTCCGCAAGTGGGTGAACCAATCATCCCAACTCAGCACGATGGCTGATGTCAGGAGGAAACTAATGGTGAGTCACGGAGGGGTGTTTTAGAATGACCAGATGGTAGTGTTGAGTATCATGGTGGATTTCAGAATGGCAGAGCCCAACATCACAGTGTCGGCGACAGATTCCGATACAATCACAGACACTGTCGCGCGTGAACTGTACCGGCCGTTGGAAGAGAGCACCACATTAGCCCAAACGGCCAGAAGGCAGTAAGCGCTCGTGCCAATGGCGGCGGAAAGGATAAGCTTGTTCGGGAACAAATACGCAGCAGTCCTACGCTACCAGTTTAGAGAGGCACCAAACACACTCACCATACCAGCATCAGAGGTGCCTAAAGATGGATCACTCCAAGTGGTCAGGAGGGATCAACTGGCACTGATCGCAGGTCCGGCCAAGCAGGGTACCAAAGGAGCCGCAAGAGTGGGGGAGACGTAAAAGCCGGTGATCAAGAGTAGAGCTAAGTCAGCAACGGGGAAGACATTGCCACTGGCTCCAGGCGCAGCGAAGAGCACACGACCCGCCAAAAGCGCCCAGTTCAAATGCGTGGGTTTCTCGGGATCCAAGTTCGGCGCCCAATTCATTGCCACAACGGGACTGAGGAAACCACCCGTCGCAGCCGCTGGACAAGAAGTGATAGCCGCCGACCAGGATCAACCGCAAGAGAGAAGAAGGGCCACATACTACAAGAGAGGGGAGGAGGGTGAGGACGCAGAATACCGTCTGGAGAAAGTGCACTACCGACGACCACCCCCATCATCGCCCCACAGTTACACGCAGCCGCCGAAAGGCCCCGTAGCAGATAGGGACGGCCGAATCGTGATCAACAGGCAGCTCGAAGGCAGGGTTATATAGTACCACTTCGGGGAGGAGCGTTACACAGTTCTCCAAGACTGCAAAAATAGATTCGGGAATGATCTGCCAACATTCCAGGGCCGGTCAATATGGCCCGTGGGGGAGTATCGAGTGAAGTGGTCGCGCAGGCACGATGCCAATTACGTGCTGCCTTATCATCCCAGAGGGATAGGAGAGAGGGGACGAGCCGAGAGAGAACATGTCGACTTTGAGCGCGGTGAGTAGAATCAGGGCCTCACAGCAGCGGACCGATATGCCATGTACGAGTACAGCCACAGCTGGAACTGGGACCAGCTGCAGGAACGTTGGAACAAGTTCGTAGATTCCAAGTCCACGCCCGAAGCGAAACATTTGCTGTACCTGGCCGAACTTATGATGTTGGCCACATCCCCGATCACGCCTGACAAGGATTTCAAGTGGGCGTGCCGCCACGATCGATGGCAATTGCAAGACTTCGGGGTGGTTGCGTCTTCAGCTCAAGCAGGAGCGATGAAGACCAGCCTGTCGTTCATGAGAGCTGCCAAACGTGTTATAGTATACGCGGCGACGTCGGTGATCCTCGAGTCGACTTACAAATCAGGTGGATACAAGGCCAACGAACGGGGCCTCACTGAAGTCGACTCCCACGAAAATCAAGCCGAGACCAGACGTTGTGGATATGCCGCTATCTTCTCCCACATGAAATACCCCCGTGACGTGCTGGAACCATGCGACCCACACTCCTGTAAAGTAGCTGTCAGGACCAACACGTCGTTCGCCCTTCTCGTGATAGGGGCGAAGCACACTGAAGAACCTAGTGCGTATTTTAAGGCCATCGGGCCCTCAGGAATGGATGTTGTGCACTATTAACACGACGATGGTATGTTCGATACCACGCAAACATCCACGGGGAAGAGATTGGGGCATACAGTGTATCGGCACGACTTTGACGCTGCTCATTTAGAGCTCCTACGCAAATACGAGGCAGTGTCTTACTCCTGCAGCAATGGAGATTGGTACTTGGGAGCAAACTTGATTTGCAATGCGCTGCAAGGAGCCACGTTGATGGCGTCGTCCCACAACTTGAGTGTCGCCAATTACTATGACTCCACGCGACATGTCAACGTGTTCACGGTCAACACTGAGTACTTTGTAAAAGAATGTACGCGCAACCAGGAGGAGCAGTACGTCAGTGTTAGGGACGGAGTGCTGGCCCATCAGAAACATGAGGTCGCGATCGAGGAGCATGAGATCCGAGGGTATAAGACAGTTGATTACACGGACCAACTCTTCACGCAGTCATTCATGTGTGCCGAATTCTACACGAGATATGGTCCCAGGCACTCTGCAACCACGATGCCGCGGCACACACTGAAATCAACATCGGGGAAGGACATTATCCAATCGGGGAGCACGATAGGGTATCAGCGAACAAAGGTGACACCATTGCTTGACATGGACGTCAAATTAGTAGGCCGACATAGGAGCCTCCATGTGTCATCAGCTGTCGCCGTGTTGGCCAACCCATCTAAGGTCAACGGCAACCAATTGGCAGCTAAGAACTCGCCTGACGACGCTGGTGCGGTCAAGCAGTACATGCAGGGAATGGAAGTCACCCGTACATCCGGTATCTACTGTGACTATCCTGCTGACGTAGAGCTTCAGCAGCAGATGAACCGCCACGCCGTCACCATGTTGGAAAACTCATACGGAGCGTCATCGAGCATTCGATCAGTGACCAACACAAATGCCTTCTCGTTGGCCCTCAATTCCATAGTCGCTGATATGAACGCCTAAGCACTGCAGGGGATGCTGCTTAAAGCCGGTCGTGGTAGGTACACAACGGTGAGTCTTCTTCACAACGGTGTCAGAAAGTTGCTTTCCAACATTCCCGCGTTCTTAACGTCACGAGCTTGCGCAGTCAACGTCGATTATTACCGTACAGCTTTTCCCAACTGCGACCTGACTGACCCGGAAATGGTGCAAAGCCATTTCACCGCATGTGTGGAGCTCCAAATGTTGCTGGCTCGGCTACACATTGATGCCCAATTCGCTACGCGATGTGACCAGAAGAGTCTAGTGCTGCTACTAAAGAACCTGGTGTTGTTCATCACCACAGGCATCGTGCCACGCCACCAGGAATTCTACTCTATGTTTGCAGTGACGGACCCTCGTGCCGCAATGTCACTCCCGTGGTGGAGAGTCAATCCAGCCCACCACCGCCACTCCAACGACTTCACCAACCCCCAGGGCCACCGAATCAACGACATGCTCAACGATGACGGCGAATACTTCACCATTCACTCATCGTCCGACACCTCACCAGACACCCACGACCTGCACGATACTCATCTCGACACCACCGTGCAACCACTACCTGCAAACGTGCCAATCGCTAGGGAAGACGTTGCCCATCAGCCAAATTGCGTGGCACAGATGTCCAGATCGTTGTGGAGCAGGCTGTTCAGGAGAGCGGACAGCCCACCCGTGAGAAAGTTGCCTGTCGTCGTTCCCGTCTCTACCAAATTCTGCTTCAATAAATCGTTTACCACGAGTGGAGACTGTGAAGATAAAATCGACGTGATTGAGGGAAGTTCGCTAGCTGAATTCGCCGAACCCATTGTAGATGACCCTCCACCTGTTCCCGAGCCCGTTGCTGCTGTCCTAGCCCCCCCTGAGGATGAGGTCCCGCCTGTGCAACCGTCTAAGCCAATCCTGTTCAACCTATTCAAGCAGGCGGCCCCAAAGCCGGACCCAGAGGTAGAACTCATCGCCGACAAGAAAGCCATTTCGTTAGAGGAGCTAGCCAACCAAGAATTGTCAGATGGCGTTGTGAGCGAGCAAGAGTACGTCATCAACCGCTCACCAGATGGCAGCCCCAGATCAGCCGAAGAGTCTATGGTCGAAGTAGACAGCGTGCCATTTTTCCCGGAAGAAACCCCGCTGCTCAGTGACGACGAATTCGAACTCGCCATATCCCGCGGTCCTCAGGTCATCATCAAGGGAGACGCCAAATTGGGCATGGACTGGCCCCGACAGACAGACGAGCGAGTCGAACACGGGTACTACAAATCCGGCATGGAATTCCACCGATCAGAGCTCGAATAAGCCGTGGAACGACAGAGAGCCCGTAAGGCCGTACCGATCAATTCTTTTGTCACTACCAGCGCGTCTGACCAGCCCCCACCGCCCATCTACAATAAGGGGGTGCATATGTTGCGAGCCCTCTTTGACCCCCGCGGACGTCCTAACACTTGGCACCACCCAGGAGTCCAATATTAGCAGGACAGACAGAAATTCGAGACTGACGTGGCGCGGATCCGGAAGGCAATAGCAGAGGGCACCTTCTACGACGGCGAGATCCAGGACAAACCGACCATACATGCGTTCGGACCAGACGCTCCAGCACCCCTAGCACCCGCCATGCACTACACCGACCCGGCGTTGTTCAGAGTCGAGGGAAAGACGAGTACGTTCACCAATAGCTTCAAGAGCTTCCTCGAACAGTTGGAGATAATTCAATCGCCAGTGTGGGTCGTAGATACCGAAGTGGACCCGGTAACCAAATTTTACAACGCTGTTACGGTCTGCTCCGCAGCCTGGGCTGATGATTTCCCTTGCCTTTGTTTCCACGGACCAGAGGTGCACCACGACTTCGCTGACATACTCATGGCCATGTCCCACAGAGAGATCATATTTTTCGGGGGAAAATACGAGCGCTGGTTTTACAACTCAGCTGATGTGCAGCCTGTACTTAGCGCAGCCACGGCGATGGGAGATGCCGCCATCAACTGCAGCCTGAGAGAAGTACTGGTAGCGTATGGGTGTCAAATCAACAAGACGGCATACGGTTTCGGCAAAGATAAGAAGTTCGAGGCCACAGCGCACTACCAGTTATACTCCAGCCCACACCCGCTATCCGCAGCCGCCCAACGATATGCAGTCACTGATGTTCTTGGCCTCTCAGAATTGCTAGCTACCGGCCGACCAGACGGTGACTACGCTTTGGTCATCAACCGAGGAGCTTATCATGCCGTGCGCATCCATGCCGACGAAGCTGCGTGTCACCCGGACCTATTGAAGAAGGTGGGGTGTCCTGAGAAGACCTTCACGTTCACAGACGGCATGGTAGTGAATAATTGCACGTTCGCCAGGCCACAGAGCATCCACTTCACCCGTTGCTATGAGATTGAGCGCGAGACCAAGGGCAGTCCTTTCTACGGCCAATCGCTGACGGCTCTCGATGTAGGCTCAACGGATTTGAGCAAATACGAAAGAGACGGAGCAAATTGTGTGTACCTGTCCGCATTGGTGACGTCCATAGAACTGATGTGCTCCAGAGGAATCATCAACGACCAGCAAGTAAGGCAATGGAAAGCTGCGGACCCCACGCTGTACAACGCGCATCCTCACATCATCAAGCACTTAGGCATAGACATCGAGAGACTGAAGGAGGAAGCAGAGAGTCGGAATGGTGTTTCTCCACACCAAGTTGGGGCATTCTTCACGCGTGTGTCTGCCAAGGACCCAATGACAGTGAAGTTGCTGACGCCAGACATGATAACAGGGTTTGTTATGTACGGCAGCAGCACAGGCCTCAATTAACAACTCACCATGGCTATCCGTGGCCTCCACTGCATGCCGGTCATCCCTTGGAACAGGCTCGCTTTCTACGAATCGCTAATACCAGGAGCCCTGCCTCCAGTGGACTGTGAGTGTGAATGCTGGAAGTTCAAGAACAAGGACTGGCTCACTAAACTCGTTGATCAGCTTGTCGGCCATGTTCGCTTCCGTCAAATACGCAACACACCCTCTGCCGTTACTAATGGATTCGAATTCCGTGGGTCCAAGGAGTGCTTTCCTCAAGATCATGTGCACAACGTTGCCGCAACGATAAGGAATCTTGGGATAGTGAATGATGCCGTGTCATCGCCGGCGTACCGCACAGTGTGTGCCCAGTCACCCGTGTTGAAAGAGCGTCCCGATCAACCAGCCCAGATTCTCGGGTCAGGCCCTGTCCCTGGTAATATGAACCATGTGTCATACAAGTACTTCCTGGGGGACAAGCAGCTCTACAAGTAGATAGCTCGAGGGGTGATGAAGAGGGATGTCATAGGCAACCAGGCAATGCGAATGTTCAATTATGACGCCCTCCACGCGAATGAGACTAACCACGCGTTGCTAGTGTAGGGTGCTCATCAGAAAGTCAGCGCGCCTCCGGCATCCAGCAACAACGAAGCATGGGTGAGACTGGCTTTGATCCTGGAAGCGGCAGGACAATGGGCGAGAGAATAGGTCGGGTTCACTGAGATAGGAAGTATAGTGGACTACGTAGAGGAGTATGTGGCCAACAAGAAGGATTGGTCACAGAAAGAGAAAGAAGACTTCCTCAAGCAGCATGAGCAGTTCGTAGAGGCTAGGGGTCCCATTCCCAACGACAACATACGCACGGCTAGCATCAAAACTGAAATGCTATTAGCGGCCATGCGAACCCCTCGCCTACTCAGCTTCTTCACGAGATACACGCGCGTGATGTCGGGATATGTTGGCAAAGTTATGCAGTCAGTATATTACAAACTCCCCGGCTTTATAAAAGGCGACACGCCCGGCGTGGTGTGCTAGAAGCTCTGTGCGCTTATGGCTGCAGCCTACCGATGGATAATGTCGAGTGACTACGAGCAATTCGACAGCACGCAGAACCAGAACCACACAATGGTGGAAAACGTCATGTTGCGTACGAGCGTTGCTCCGGAGGAGGCACACATAGTGGACCATTGGAACGCCCTCACCAAAGGAGATCTGCACTTTTCAATCAGAGGTCTCAAAATCGCCGCTCCCGCGAGTAGAGACTCGGGGAAGATCACCACATCCGTTGGTAACACGGCGATCAATTGGGGAGTATGGTAGAGCGTCTGCTGCCAGATTATGATAGAAACATATGGATGGTCCTTTGAATAGTGCATAGCCACAATCAGAAAAGAAGGAGGCATCCATTACGGCAGATTCGCGTCACTGGTAGAGGGTGATGACAATGTAGCGGCGGTGAATGACGAAGTGTTTATGCGCATAATGCAGGAAGTGCCTGCTAAGATGGGATTCTCGCTCACCATGGAGGTTACCGAAGCTACAGGTCATGGGCAGGACTAGTTGAAGGGGGAGTTTTGCAAGGTTGAGGCACAGAGACAACTGAGCGGAGAATTGACGGCGTGCAAAAACATGTGTTGGAATTTTGTCAAGGCCACCGTCAATCTGGACCCGTCCTGTGCAGTGGGCTCAAAGAGACATCTACACAAGCTACAAGCGCATTTCGCCACCATGGCATTTTGCTTCCCGCAAGTAGCAGATGAGCTCTATGAGTATCTCGGAGTGATACTGAGCCTTTGGAGGGAGAAAATCGAAGCTACAGGGGCTAGCTTCAAGAAGTACCAAATAATAGATCCGGCAAAGAAGCGATTCATTCTCCAGACAGGAGTGACTAAGGCGCTGGGTGGGCGAGACTTCGACTACACGGTGGTAGAGGATGAAGCAGCAGGTACTCACGAGGGGTTGAAATACGGCAAACTGGAGGCTCTTTATGAGCGTGCTGCAGTGGGGCAGACAATCG